GATAGAAATTTCACCTATCAGGCTGTCGGATTTGGTAAAGGAGGGTAGAATATGCACAAGGTAGCTTTTTAAATGGCAGAACACGATTTTATAATTGATAACGGAACAGGAAGTGCGGTTCGTACTGACTTAAATAATGTTCTGCAAGCTATTGCATCAAACAATAGTAAATCTGGTGCATTAACAACTAACTATGCGTACCAATGGCACGTTGACACTTCTGATGGAAATTTAAAGATAAGAAATGCTGCAAATAATGGATATGTAACTGTTGGACCAGTAGCAACTACAAATTTTGGTCTTGCACCTTTAGCTGGTGCAACATTCACAGGCGATGTTATACATAATTACACGACAGCTTTACAGATACCTGTTGGAACTACTGCTCAAAGACCTGGTTCTCCTTCGACAGGAGACTTTAGATTTAACAGTACGACCACTTCTGCTGAAATATATAACGGATCTGAATTTACTGCTGTGGGAGGCGGTGCTGGAGCTACGGGAGGAGGTAATGATGAAGTATTTTTTGAATCAGACACTAATGTAACAACAAATTATACGATAACATCAGGAAAAAATGCACACACAGTAAGTCCTGTTATAGATAGTGGTGTAACTGTGACTGTGCCATCTGGCAGTTTACTTGTTATTCTTTAATTATGGCTTTAAACATTAACGGCACTACTGGTATTTCTGGAGTTGATGGGTCAGCTTCCGCACCAGCAGTAACAGGAACAGATAGTAATACAGGAATAAATTTTGCATCTGATACTGTCAATATAAATACAGGTGGTTCGACTAGAGCAACTATAGACAGTGCAGGAGCTTTAGATGTTCCTACAGATTTTCCTTTGAAAGTTAATGGAAGTGAAAAATTAAGAATAGATTCGTCTGGTATTTTTATGGTAGGAAAAACCAGTTCTTCTTCTACATCTGAAGGCTGTGAGTTGCGTGCTGGGGCTTCTGGTACAGGTTTTGCAATGACAGCAACGTCTAATGGTAATACAGTATTAGCTCTTAATCGTACAAGTTCAGATGGAGAGTTGGTTCGTTTTCGTCAAGATGGTTCTACTGAAGGGTCAATAAGTGTTTCTGGTTCAACAGTTTCTTACAATACCTCTTCTGATTACAGATTAAAAGAAAATGTTGTTGCAATATCAGATGGAATTACACGATTAAAAACACTAAAACCATCTAGATTTAATTTTAAAGTTGATAAAGATACAACAGTTGATGGTTTTTTAGCACACGAAGTTACAGCAGTTCCAGAAGCAACTACAGGAACTAAAGATGAAGTTGATTCTGACAATAATCCTGTTTATCAGGGAATAGATCAAAGTAAACTTGTACCTTTACTAACTGCTGCATTACAAGAAGCTATTGCTAAAATTGAAGTATTAGAAACTAAAGTAGCTGCACTGGAGGCTGGATAAATGACAGCAAAGATTAAACTAAACGCAGCATCAGGTGGTGGGTCAATAGCAATAAACGCACCATCATCTGCTGGTAGTGATACTGATTTTCTCGATACAAGTGGAAATTTAGCTGTATCTGGGACAACAACTTGTACAGGAAATCTTAAAGTTGGAACAATTACAGATACAAGCGGAAACAATAGTTCTACAACTGCTCAAATAGCTCAAGGCAGAGCAAAAATGTGGGTTAATTTTGATGGTACAGGTACAGTTGCAATTCGAGATAGTTTTAATGTTAGTAGTGTATCTGATAATGGTACAGGAGATTATGCGGTAAATATTGATACTGATATGTCTAATAGTAATTATTGTGTTGTTACAGCAGGGAACACTGGTGGTGGGGCAGGGTCTAAATCAGTATATGTAAACAGCACAGATACAGACCATACAGATATTATGAGTTATGATAATGGTGGTAATCAGCAAGATCGAGCAAGGATTTGTGTTGCTGCTTTTGGAGATACATAATGGCAAATTCAGATAAAAGATTTATTTATACAGATGATTCTGGAAATCTTGTTATTGTTGTTCCTGCGGATAATACTGATTTAACATTAGATCAAATAAAAACAAAAGATTGCCCTAGTGGTAAGACAATTTATACTGTAGATAAATCTACAATTCCTACTGATAGGAGTTTTAGAAACGCTTGGACTTATACGGAGTAAATTATGGGATTTGGTATAGACATGGCAAAAGCCAGAGAAATTCATAAGTCAAATATAAGAACAGCAAGGACTTCAAAACTTTCAGAACTTGATATTGAATTTCAAAAAGCATTAGAGACAGGTGCTAGTACTACTGATATAGTTAACAAGAAACAAGCATTAAGAGATGCACCTGCTGATTCTGCTATAGCGTCTGCAAATACAGAGGCTAAGTTAAAAGCACAATGGAACACCTCTATTCTTGGGGATTCTCCTTATAGTTAATTATGTCAGAGATTAAGGTAAATTCGATAAAAGGGGTAGGAGCAAGTACTGCTGCTATTACTGTCGACAATACTGCTGGAACGTGTACTGCCAATATTACGAATAATCTAAGTAATAGAAGCTTTATAATTAATGGAGCTTTTCAAATTAATCAAAGAGGAAGCGTTACTATGGGTTCTAGTTCTGCTTATACATTAGATAGGTGGAGAGCAGCTTGTGGTAGTTCTTTTAACTGGGATAGTGCTGTTGTTAGTCAAAGTACTACAAGTCCTGATGGGTTTAGTAATAGTTTAAAAGTAGATATAGCGAATACAGAAACCCCAACAGCAGGTCAAAATGCTTTAGTTCAGCAGAAAATTGAAGCACAGAATTTACAAAGTCTTGCATTTGGTACAAGTAATGCTGAACAATGCACTTTATCTTTTCATGTAAGATCGAATAAAACTGGTACTTATTGTGTTCAAGTTACTCAGGCTGACGCTTCAAAATATGTTTTATTTGAATATTCAATAAGTTCTGCTGATACATGGGAGAAGAAAACAATAACAATTTCTGGAAATACTGCTGATGTTATAGCAAATGATAATGGTGGTGGTTTTGAAGTTAATTGGCATTTAGCTTGCCATTCTGACGATCACGTTGCAGCTACTACAAGTTGGGCAAGTAGTGGTGGTTTTAAAGCAACTTCTAATCAAGTTAATTTATTTGATAATGCTTCAAATGAATGGTATTTAGCAGGCGTTCAACTTGAGGTAGGCAGCGTTGCAACAGATTTTGAACACAGGTCTTATGGTCAGGAGCTTGCTTTATGTCAGAGGTATTATTTTAAATTTTTAGAAGGTAATAATAAAGAAATTGGTGCTGCTTGGTACTACACAGCTAGTCATGCAAGTTTTTTCTTTAGGTTTCCAGTACCTATGAGGGCAGTGCCAACAGGAACTGATACAACAGGAACTAATTATTATACAATATATAGAAATGGTGGTTCTGATGGTTTGGACAGCGTGGCTTTTGAAAATGGCTCAACTGAACAATTTAGTGCTTTTAACTCAAGTGAAGCATCAGGCACAGCAGGTCAATGTGGTTTGATTAGAGCCACAAACGCATCTGCAAAAATAGAATTTTCCGCAGAAATTTAAATTATGGCATATCCAACAAACCCAATTTACAAATTAGTAAAAAGTCCTTATACAGGAGAAACAGTTGGTGTTAAAAGACAAACTGGTAATTTAGTCAGTCAAATTCCTTTAGATGAAGCAAACACGGATTACCAAGAGTACCTTGCTTGGGTAGCAGAGGGAAATACAGCCGAAGCTGCTGATTAATCAATAATCTTCTGTTGCATTTGTCTTGTCATAATTCCCATAGTGACGTAGAGAGGGGATAGACCTATAATTAGCAGTAATGTAGCGAATGTCATAACTGACATAGCTCTAATAATTGCAAATTTTATCATGTTTCAAAAAATCGCTAATGTTTTGAGTATTGTCTCATTTGTAATGGTATCTTCTGTTATTGGTGGAGGGTACTTTGGATATAAATATGTAACATCAGAGCAGTTTCAAACGAAGATGATGAATAAAGTACTTGGAGGTGTTCAAGGAATGATGCCTAAAGTATTAGATAACGCTTTACCAAGTCAAACAGGTCAGTCTATTCCTTTTATTAAAAAATGAACTGTTATTGGTGCAATACAGAATTAATCATAGGTGGTGATATTGATATTGAAGAGGATATGAATGGCTATCCTGAGTTTTCGGTGATGACTAATTTATCTTGTCCTAAATGCCATGCAGAAGTAGAAGTTCTTAAAAAAAGAGATGCCTTCGATTGAGATACCCGACATAAGTATTCGTGAGATATATATTCCAGACGTTCCAGAAATCTATAGTCCACATTATTTAACTATTACAAACCCACCTGAGATTGATGTTCCTGGTTGTACTTATCAGCATCGTGATATAAAAAATACAGGTAATCGTAATTTATTATTAGATGATCCTAATGGTGTATATACAACGTGCGATGTTCCGTTTCCTAGTTTTATTCCTCTTGACTATACACCTGAGAATCTTGTCATTACAGAAGAAGTTCCTGTTACAAATGAACCTCCACCCTTACCAGAAACAAAGCAATCAGAGATACCGGAAATACCAAAAAAGAAAGATATTGAATTAGAACCCTGTCCTGGTAAAAAGGATCAGAGGGTAGGAGATTTTCGTAACGAAAAACGATTGGAACGTGTTATTTCACATAAAAGAGGAGATGATGGGGTTGAATGTATAACCCTCTATGAAGACGTCCCGTTTAAAGATCAATACATTCCAGAAGTTTCTACTATTGTATCTACTGCTGTTATTGGCTTGGTCGCTGCCAGTAGTCCACTTCTTCTTAACGCAGTAAAACCATTAGTAAAACAAGTAGTGAAAAAGCTTACAAAGAAAAAAGATAATAAATAACTATGCTGCTTGGCTACCTATAACAAATACAGGTTGATACCATCTCATTTTACGTTCCTTTCTATTTTTACCTTTTAAAACAGTATGCCAATGCCCTCTTCGCCAATGAGGTCTAACTTTTCTTGTATTGCCAGATATGACTAATATATCTTCATTTTGTTTTGGTTTTAGTTTTACAACTCTTGTTGTAAAGTCTTTTCCTACCCAACAAATAGCTCTAGGTTTTATTTCACTTTGAACTTTATACTTCTTTTGTAAAGTAATTATTTTCGATGGGATATATTCTTCGGTAATAATATCTGGCTGTTGATTCATCAATAAAATCAAATTTACAACTGTTTTGAAATGATCTTTTACAATCTCATCATCAATAGGTAATTGAATAAATTTGAATATTTTTAAATTATTCCAATTAAATGCGTAGTAATGAATTTTATTAGGTTCGATTACAAAATTAACGTAAACATCAAATCTATATTTAGGATTCATTAAAAAATCTTTATATTCATTATCTTTATTCCAAGAATGACATTCTATATATGAATATTTAATATTATTTATATGGTTTGAATTTAATAGAAAAAAGTTAGGATTTACTACGTTTGGTTTCTCCGTTAACGAAAGGTTATCAATATTAGTATTAATTAATGAATTACATAAATCATCTTTTAAATAATAAGCTGGAGCTTCGTAAATATGTTGTTTACTTCTATGTGGGCATTTAATATGTTCTCTTGCTAAATCTTGCCAAGAATAAAAATTTTGTGGAGATTTATATTTATATAAAAATTGTCCTCTTGATATTTTTGGCTTTTCTTCAATAATTACTTTTCTTGGTTTAATATCTTCTTGTTTACGTTTTTCTGCAAAAGCAACAGATAAATCTTTTTTTACTTTTTGTTTATTTATTTTAGGAAGTTTATTTGGATCATTAACAGTAACCCATTTATCTCCCACTTTCATTTTTAAATTACCTGTATTTGGATGAACCCATAAATCTCCTTCTTTTGCATCTCCTCTGCGTTCAACTATCTTTCTTTCATTAGTTTCTTCTTCGACAGTATAAAGATTTGAATCATTTGTATTGAAAAATAATTGCCCTTCTTGATCTTTTGTTTCTTTAAGAGTTCCACCTCGTTTGTAATATTCATTTACTACCCATGCTTTAGCTTCTGTTGAAGGCCAAAGAAATTTAAGTTTTGCTGTGTTTTTTATTTTCAGAAAAAGAATTGAATCAACAGTATTTCTTTTGACATGATGGTATTGTTTTGCTTTATCTTTAATTTTTTTTTCTTTGTAATAGTTATCTAATCGTTTTTTATATTCTTCTTTTGATAAACGTCTGCCTTTATCAAATTCTGATGGTTTTGGCATTGGAAGGTGCTTTATATGTATTTATTATATTAAAGAGATATAATACTTATGTCAATTAGGTATTAGAATTGTTGCATAGTTAAAGCATTTGATATAATACGCTTGGGCTTGAAAGTTTGCCTAAGTAGATAAGTTGCTTTGGAAGGGGCTTATCTACTTTTTAATTTGTATAATAAAAAAACCCTATTCAACATGGCGAAGGATAGGGTGTCTAGGTAGGCAAGTCTAACCGTGCTTGTCTACTGCTTTAATTTATGAGTATGTGGGATAACTTGACCTGGTGGAACAGTAACTACAATATCTTCACAAGTAACAGCACTAGGAGTATTAGGTTTGAAAGTAACACCTAATCTTGCTTGTTCCGCACATATTTTCAACCTATGCAGACTGATCTCTAATTTGGTCTTTTTATACAATAATTCCTGATTTTTAATATTTATTTCTGTTGCCTTATGGCAAAGTTTTGGAGATTTTCCTAATGGAATATTTATCTGAGCAGAGATACCATAATTCAAATTGAAGTTCTCTTTTTCAAATCTGGGAGTTTCCTGTACATACTTTATCGCTCCAGTATTTTCATCATAAATATTCTGTTTCGTAACGGTTTCTCTAGGTAATGAAAATGTATGAGAGTCAGTTACATATGGAGTGATCGTAAGACTAGGAGAAGCACAGACAATACCCTGACTCATTCTGAAAGATGGCATGGAAGAAGGGGTTATCATGGTGGCATTGTTATTTACTACACCTTGGGCATTGCTGGATGGACTGGCCACCGTTGTCGAGGCTATGACTGGCTTTACAGGGATTATTAGTAAGGCTACTGCCCAAATGTAGTTGTAGTTTCTACTGTGGTGCTTGTATTTATTGTTCTTTGTATTGTTGTTACTGTGTCTAAACCTGGTGTTATTAGAGTTTCTTGAAGAGAAAAAGATGCTCCTGGATTTGTAATTGTGAACCTTGGAACAGTTTCTAAATTTGGTGAAGTCCAACTAAAGTTCACTCCTCCAACTGTTTGTTCTGTAAGAGTAGTAGCTGTCGGATTGATATAACTATTGGTATCGGCACTTTCAATATTATGTCCTGATGCAGAGTAGGAGTATCCTGTACGATACTGATGACTTGTGATGGTTTCATTTATTACTGATTCTGAGGTGCTTGAAGTTTGAGAACTTCCAGATCGAAATTGAGGCACTACTGGAACCGCTAGAGTTCTTATTGGTAGTGCTAAGAATAGTAGTAAACAAAGTTTTTTCAATCTATGGTTATGCGAACTGTAGTTGAGCCTACGCAGCTAGTACCACTTCCTCCAGCAGTACACGAATGGACACCCGATGAAAGGCTAGTCATAGCAAGGTTTCCAGCAGTACCACCTGATCCTACTGTTGTCTGTCCTGATAAATGAGGTATCGTAGCAATTCCACTGGAAGGAGTTATTGCAGTTGGTAAGGCATCTCCCATTGTTACCGATTCTGTAAGACTGAAGGCCGACCCTGCACTTGTAATAGCTTTATCAGTTTGTATTAAAGCTGGAACTCCGCTAGTCAAACTAGAAACATTGAGTCCTCCAATCTGACCAGAAGTTGTTGATCCTCCAGCAGTCACAGAAGGAGTGATGTTATTACCTGATATTGAATAAGTCGTTCCAAGTTTATTGGTAACGCTATATGGCATATCAACAGTAATCTGTGCA